TGGCGATGCTGAAGCATTCAAAGATGCTGCTGATACAGACTTCTCTGGTGCTGGTACTGATCGTGCTCCAAGCGGTGCTGTTGCTCTATCAACTATCGTTGCTGGCGATGTAATTCAGGTTGTCAATCCAACTGGTTCTGATGCTGCTGCATGGAACGGTATGCAAGCTGGTACTCCTGGTGTTGCATCTATTGGTGATATCATCACTGCAACTGGTAACGGTGCAGGTACTGGTTCTGTTATCAAAATCGGTACTACTGGTACTGGTATTGCTACTGCAACTGGTGAAGGTACTACTCCTGCTGAAATGGGTTTCACTGTTGAGAAAGTTTCTGTAACTGCTAAGACACGAGTTCTACAGGCTTCTTACACTATGGAATTGGCTCAAGACCTTAAAGCTGTACACGGTCTAGACGCTGAAGCTGAATTGGCTAATATCCTTTCTGCTGAAATTCTTGGTGAAATTAACCGTGAAGTAATCCAGCAAATCAATACTCAGGCTAAAGTTGGTGGCGCTGGTACTGGTGCTGGTATCATCGCGTTGGCTGATGCTACTGATAACGGTGGCGGACGTTGGCAGGCAGAGCGTTTCCAAGCTCTAGCTTTCCGTCTAGAACAGGAAGCTAACACTATCGCTAAGGAAACTCGTCGCGGTAAAGGTAACTATGTAATCTGCTCAAGTTCAGTTGCTGCTGCTCTATCTGCTGCTGGTGCTTTGGCTTACGGTTCAGGTATCACTGATGGTTCTCTAGTTGTTGATAACGCTGGTAACACTTTCGCTGGTACTCTTAAGAATGGCATGAAAGTATATGTCGATCCTTATGCCGGTTACGAGTATGCTACTGTTGGTTATAAGGGTACTAACTCTTATGACGCTGGTATCTACTACTGCCCATACGTACCATTAACTAAGCTTAAAGCTGTTAATGCCGGTACTTTCCAGCCTAAAGTTGGCTTCAAGACTCGTTACGGTCTTGTTTCTAACCCATTCGCTGTTGAGTCAGATGCTGCTATCACAGAGAATCTTGGCACAGTTGGTGCGGGTACTAACCCTTACTTCCGTCGTAATCTTATTACTGGTGTATAATTAGTAATAACTTCTTCGAAGTAAACTAGAAAGGGGGATCTTCGGATCCCTCTTTTTTTACGTATAAATAAAGATATAACGGAGATAAATTATGGCAGTTACAACTAATAAGAACTTTCTAAGTCCTACGGGCTTTCAATTAAAGATGGACTATAACAAGTATCCAAACTTAGAGTACTTCTGTACGGCTGCAGGTTTACCTGGAATAAATATGGCTGAGGCTGCTGTTCCATATAGAGGTGCTAACATTGGGTTTATTGGTGATCGAATTAATTTTGAGGATTTAACCATACAGTTCAACGTTACAGAAAACATGGAAAACTATATTGAAACATTTGATTGGATGAATGATATTGTGAATGGTGCACAAGAGATGAGTGAGCTAATGTCGGATGCTACTCTTATTATACTAAATTCACATAATAATAAATCAAAGGAAGTGCAGTTTAGAGACATATTCCCAACTTCATTGTCTGGTTTACAGTTTGATACAACAGCTGGTGTTGAATATCTTACTGCTGAAGTAACATTTAAATACAGCTATTTTGAGATAAAATAAACACCTATATATATTATTATATGATTGAAAGGGTTACACTATATGATTGATTTAAAGTCCATTCTAGAAATGTGGCAGAAAGATTGTGTGATAGATGAAATGCAGTTAGATGAAGCATCACGCGAATCTGCCAAGCTTCATGGTAAATACTTAGAGCTCATGAGTATTAATAAGCTTACGTTACGTCGACGTGAAGCCGAGTTTAAAGTATTGCTTAAAAATAAATGGTTGCACTATAACGGTAAACTATCTAAGCAAGAGATGGATGATCTTGGTTGGGGATATGATCCACTTAATGGTCTTACCGTACTCAAGGGAGACATGGATAAATTCTATGACTCTGATCCTGTCATACAAGAAGCACAATCCAAAATCGAATACCTCGAAGAACTTGATAAGACTCTAAAGGAAATCTTAGAGAATGTTAAGTGGCGACATCAGAATATCAAAAATATTATAGAATGGCATAAGTTCACAAGTGGAGTATAATGGATAAGATCGTTGTATCTAAAGCAAATCATGTATTTCTGAATATACAAACAGATCCTGGTATTGAAATGGAATTATCAGATCATTTCTGTTTTTACGTTCCGGGATATAAGTTCATGCCTGCTTATAAAAACAAGATGTGGGACGGTAAGATACGCTTATATGATGTTCGTAAAAAGCAGTTATATACTGGTTTGTTTAAATACCTTCGTGAGTTTGCTGCATCTCGGGATTATGATATAGAAATTGTTGATAACCATCACTATGGCCGGATAGATGCTGTTGAGAATATTGACGTGCCTGCACTATTAAGTGAGTTACATCTTACAGCTGGTGGCGCTAAGATTGAAGCGAGGGAATATCAGCAAGCAGCGGTGCATCATGCTTTGAGTAATAGGCAATCCTTACTACTCTCTCCAACGGCTTCTGGTAAGTCACTAATCATTTACATGGCAATACGTTATTATTTAAGTACATACACTGACAGAAACGTGTTACTGATTGTCCCTACTACATCTCTTGTAGAGCAAATGTATTCTGATTTTGGTGATTATAGTCAATATGATGAATGGGATGTAGAAGAGAATTGTCATAAGATTTATGGTGGTAAAGAGAAGTATGATATACGGCAACGTGTAGTGATTAGTACGTGGCAGTCGATATATAAGGAACGTGCTCCATGGTTTGCTGATTATGGTATGGTTATAGGTGATGAGGCACATAACTTTAAAGCAAAATCATTGACAGCGATCCTCGAGAAGTGTTGTAATGCTAAATACAGAATTGGTACAACTGGTACATTAGATGGAACACAGACACATCAGCTTGTGTTAGAAGGTTTGTTCGGACCAGTGCATAAAGTAACTACTACTAAAGCTTTGATTGATTCAAAAGATTTGGCTGATTTAGATGTATCAGTATTACTACTCAAGTATGCTGATGAATATTGCAAGCAGATTTCAAAGGTGAAGTATCAAGAAGAGATGGACTTTATTGTAAGACATGATCCTCGTAATCAGTTTATATCTAATCTTGCCTTAGATCAAGATGGTAATACACTTATACTGTTTCAGTACGTTGACAAACACGGTAAACCATTACATGATATGCTAACAAAGAAGCTAGAAGAAATGGGTAGAACCAATCGTAAGCTATTCTACGTATCTGGTGAAACTGGAGTAGACGACAGGGAGAACATAAGAGCTATTACTGAGGGAGAAGCTGATGCAATTATTGTAGCTTCAGTTGGCACATTCTCTACAGGCATAAATATAAAAAGATTGAATAACATAATCTTTGCATCGCCATCAAAGTCTCAAGTAAGAGTACTTCAATCAATTGGTAGAGGATTACGTAAGTCAGCTGATGGTAAAGCTACAAAGGTATTTGATATAGCTGATGACTTACATTGGAAGAGCTCTAAGAATTATACGTTGAACCATGCGGCTGAAAGAATAAAGATATATAATAGAGAGAAATTCAAATATAAGGTATATGAGATAAACATATGAGTGAGATAGAAGACATGCCAATTAGACAATTTAAGCTTATGAATGGTGATGAGATCATAGGTTTAGTTGCAAATAATAATGAAACTAACTTTGTAGTAGATAGACCATTTAAAGTAGAAGCAAATGAGAATAAGGCTGATATGTATCGGTTAGTACCTTGGTTTGATCTCTCTTTAAGTAATACATTCACCATCGACAAATCGATGGTAGTTGCACATGCTGCTGTAGCTGGTAACATTAAAGAAACATACGTTAAGTTTGCCATCTCTTTAGATGAAAAGGTTAATCATATTGATGACCTTGATATCGATGACTTTGAAGATGACAATAATCCAGATCTGAATCCAGATAAGACTAAAACCTATCATTAATTTTAGTATACCTCTGCCTCCCCGGGTAACTATATTATTATAACACATAATCGCGTATTTGTACACCTTTATTTTAATTAATTTAATAGTGTACATTCACCGTAAACTATGTTATAATATGCTTATTATGGAGATAATATATGACTAAAAAACTTAAACCAAAAGAAAAACCACACTACGTTAATAACAGAGAGTTTTCGTACGCTGTTGTCGATTATGTTAAAGCAGTAAATGATGCAATAGCTAAAGATGAAGTGCCACCAAAGGTGACTGATTATATTGCAACATGTTTCATGAAGATATCCGAAGGCCTGTCTCACAGACCGAACTTTGTTCGGTACACATATCGTGATGAAATGGTAATGGATGCAGTTGAAAACTGTTTAAGAGCTATTCGTAACTATAATATTGAGACTGCTACACGTACTGGTAATCCTAATGCATTCTCTTACTTTACTCAGATTTGCTTCTTTGCATTTATTCGACGTATCACAAAAGAGAAGAAACAGCAAGATATAAAGCATCGATTCATTGAACGTATGGGTGTTGAGGATTTCATGGATATGGGTATGGATCAACAGGCTGCAGCTGATACAAGAGCGTATGTCGATCAACTTAAAAGTCGTATTGATGTTATTAAGAGCAAGGACGAAGCAGTTAAACAATTTGCTAAACAAGAAAAGGCTTCAGAAGCAGCAAAGAAACTAGAATTATTTATGTTATAAGGCGGAAATTGATTATGAGTACTGTTAAAAAGTTTGTACAAGCGTTTGTGAATGAGTGTCGTTATTTTATGGAAGATCCTATTACTAACGTTGCGGGAATGATATTCTACTTTGGCCTCGGCTTTGGTGGATTTAAACTAATTCATTGGTTGGTGACATAAGGAGTAGCTTATGCTTGACGATATTATTGTAATCAGCGCTTACTTTATCTGGGCGGCTGTGTTATACTTCAGCTTCAAAGCATTCTTAAACTTTATTGTATAGCTAGGAGAAAAGTTATGAAAGACCGATTTGATTTAGAACATGATATTATGAATTGTTGGACTGTAGTGGATGATGTTGATCTGTTAATGGAAACGATAATGGATAATCCGAAGTACAGCGATATACCTCCAGAAACTATGGATAGAATAGCTAATTCATTGCTAGGCATTAAAGAGCTATACGCAATGCGGTTTGAGAAACTATGGGACACATTCTTAGCAACATATCAACTAGATGAGCACAAACCAAAATGAAAGTAGCTATATTGAATGACACACATTGCGGTGTACGTAACTCATCGGATATATTCTTAAACTACCAAGAACGATTCTATTCTGAAATCTTCTTTCCATATTTGAAAGAACATAACATTAAGAATATCTTGCATCTTGGTGATTATTATGAACATCGAAAGTTTGTTAACTTTAAAGCTCTCAACCAAAATCGTAAAGTATTCTTAGAGCCACTTAGAGATAACGATATCACTATGGATATTATTCCAGGCAATCATGATGTGTTCTACAAGAATACAAATGAGCTATGCTCTCTTAAAGAGTTGCTTGGTTACTTTACTTCTAATGTTAATATCATTATGAAGCCAACAGTTCTAGACTATGATGGTCTAGGCGTAGCTGTTGTTCCATGGATTAATAATGCTAACTATAAAGAGTATACCGACTTTATTGCCAATTGTAAAGCTCCATTCCTTGGTGCTCACCTTGAGTTATTAGGATTTGATATGTACAAAGGCATGCCTAATCCACATGGTATGACAGCAGATCTATTTAAACGTTTCGAAACAGTTATGTCAGGTCACTTTCATACGAAATCAAGTAAAGGCAATGTTCACTATCTAGGTTCTCAGATGGAGTTTACTTGGAGTGATGTTGATGATCCTAAGTTTTTCCACATACTTGATACTGAAACTCGAGAGCTCACTCCCGTACGTAATCCTATTACAATGTTTGAAAAAATAGTGTACAATGACGAGCAAATAGATTATAATAGTATAGATGTAGAGCAATATCGACATAAGTTCATCAAAGTATTGGTTGTCAATAAGACTGATCTATATACGTTTGATAAGTTTATCGATAGATTGCAGAATGTCGAAACATATGAATTGAAGATTGCTGAAAACTTTGAAGAGTTTGTTGGTTCAAGTGTCGATGATGATAAGGTTTCTTTGGAAGATACAAAGGACTTACTCGATACTTATGTTGATGCAGTTGAAACAGATTTAGATAAAGACAATATTAAAATGAAGCTACGGGAACTATATACCGAAGCACAAAACCTCGAGGTTGTATGATACACTTTAAATTATGTAGGTGGAAGAACTTTCTATCGACTGGTAATGAATTCACAGAAATACAATTTGATAGAAGTCCAACCACTCTAATTGTGGGCCAAAACGGTGCAGGTAAGTCTACCTTACTTGATGCACTATCCTTTGGTCTCTTTGGTAAGTCACATCGCGATATTAAGAAAGACCAGCTGATTAACTCTATTAATAAAAAGCATTGTGTTGTTGAAGTAGAGTTTAAGATTGGATCGTCTGAATTTAAGATCCACCGAGCAATCAAGCCAGGTAAATTTGAAATCTATCAGAATGGTAATCTGATTAATCAATCATCGAGTGTAAGAGATTATCAGAAGTTCTTAGAGCAAAACATTCTTAAGCTAAATCATAAATCATTTCACCAAGTTGTTGTACTCGGTTCTAGTTCGTTTATTCCTTTTATGCAACTACCTTCACATTCACGTAGAGAAGTAATCGAAGACTTATTGGATATTAACATCTTCAGTAAGATGAATGGCTTATTGAAAGAACGTAATGGTAAGATCAAAGAAGAGATTAAGGATCTATCATATCAGATTCAATTGATTAACGGTAAGATTGATACTCAAAACAAGTATATCAAGAACCTTGAATCGCTAAATGAAGATCAAATCGATGGTAAGCGTAAAACAATTCGTGATCATAAAAAGGTTATCGATCAAATCTTTGCTGAATCAAAAGACTTAGGTGATGGTCTTACTACGCTAATCGCTGAAGACGATTCATCTTACAGCAAACTTAATGATCAGTTATTGCAATTAAAGACTAAGGATATGCAATACAATAACGATATCACTCAGCTTGTAAAGACTTCAAAGTTCTACGAAGAACACAATGATTGTCCTACATGTGACCAAGTCATAAGTAAAGAAAAGAAAGCAGAGAAGCAAGAAGAGCTTAAACAGAATGCAATTCGGATTCAGGATGATAAAGTAAAAGCCGCAGTTGCGATGAAAGATTTAAATGCCTCTATTAGTACAGTACTAGATAGTCTTAATGAGCTAAAGGAAAAACAAGGGCAGATTCTCTCTAATAATGAAAAGATCTCTGTTTTACAAGGCGAAGTTGATAAGACTCAAAAGGAAATCAATTCGTTATCCGGTCAAAGTGGTGATTTAAAGAATGCAAAGGTAGAGTTCGAAGGATTCCGTGAGTCGAAAGATTCATTAAATGAACGTAAACTAAAGTACCTTGAAGAGCGTACATATAATGAAGTCATTGGTGAAATGCTGAAAGATACTGGCATTAAGACCAAAGTCATTAAACAGTATCTACCAGTTATGAATAAGATGATTAACCAGTACCTACAGGTGTTGGACTTCTTTGTAGCATTCCATTTAGATGAAAGCTTTAATGAGACAATCAAATCACGCCACAGAGATACGTTTAACTATTCATCATTCTCTGAAGGTGAGAAGCAAAGAATCGATTTATCTCTACTGTTCACTTGGAGACAGGTTGCTAAGATGAAGAACTCTGCAGCCACTAATCTATTGATTCTTGATGAAACATTTGATAGTAGTCTTGATGTAGATGGCGTAGATTCTCTTACCAAGATTCTTGATACTCTCGAAGATGGCTCAAATGTCTTTATCATATCACATAAGGGTGATGTTTTAGAGAATAAGTTTAGATCAAAGATCGAATTCATTAAAGAAAGGAACTTCTCGAAGGTCAAGTAAGTAAGTAAGT